CGCCTTCGCCGAGTGCCTTAAAGGTCGACCCTAGATGGAAAATTTTATTCTTCATCTTTGCTCACCGGCTTGGGCGAAGGTTTCGCCACTGTTCTGGTAGGAGTCGGAGCAGGCTTCGGTGCCGGTGTAGGCTCAGGTTCCGGAGCAGGCTCGGGCGTAGGCTCGGGCTCAGGCACAGGTTCTGGCTTTGGCGGCTCAGGAGCAGGCTCGGGCTCCGGCTCTTGCATAATTTTTGCATAAATGTCAGGATGGCTAGCTTTGATAATCGAATCCAAACGAGACCAAACCGGAACATAGCGACGAAGAATAGCGAAACGAATCGGTGCCTCTTCATCCTTTGCATACTCATTACGAGTTAGAATACGGCCTTTTTCAGCAAAATATTCAGCGACTTGCTTAATGATTACACCTTTTCTACTTTTCATACGTTAGTGTCCTCTTCTGGCGGTCTGCCTCCCAGAGCGGGATTGACAGCACTGCCGGCAATATTCGCAGGAACACGAAGATCGTCGTATCCTGCCATTGGTTCTTTTCCGAGCTTCACTCTCGCTTCATTTGGCGTGAGAATTCCAGCATTTACAAGTGTTTGATAGTAAGACGCTTGGTCACGAAGCTCGGGCTGTAGTGCTGGAATATTTGTTACATCTTCGCGGAGCTGGAATCCAAAGAAACGCTCAAACGCGTAGTTTATTTTACGAACGATTGGAAGAATCGTTTCGAGGTAATATAGTCGATGATTCGGGCGAATATTTGCATTATTGCCACCATCCAAGAGGATCGGCGGAATTCCAAGGGCTTTGAGAATAACTTTTTCATTGTCCTCGATAGAACTCTGAAAGTCTAGATCCTTGAAGTTTACGTCTGTAATAGAATCCACTTCCAGCCCGCCATCAAGAATCATGGGACGGCGACCACCATTATCGGGACGATAACGCACGTTCCAACTTTGAATCATGCGCTCTTTAATTTTTTCACTGAGCGTATTCGGTGTTTTGAGAACAAGTCCAGGAACTGCACCATTCTTAAAGAAGTTATCCTGAAACTTTCTCATGGACACCATTAGCTGCATTGTGCGATAGGCAGGGCGAAGCCGAGAGACCCCGCGATAAATAGAGTAAAAAGAATTTTCCTTAACATGAATTATCTCTTGGGGAGAGTAATCTATGCTGGCATCAAATTCAAAACGCTCAATATAAGTACGAGTGTCAGAATAGATTCTCATCTTCTCCGCTGGAAGGTGATAAAGATGAGCCCCGTCGAAATATACAAAAATGTTACCATCAATCAGATAGTCAATGACGAGGTTACGCTTAAAAGCACTAATGTCCTGAAACGGATTCGGCTCGACATTGAGAAGTCTGCGAACGGTCTCGGCCCGTACATTTTTTACAATAGGAGTAACATTTCTGTTCATTTCACCGACTGCGGTCGGAATTTCTGCCGTGTCGTCTACAATCATATTCACGCCACGGTTTACAATCTCTAGGCTTTCGTACTGCCGACGATAGTTATCAGGAATTTCCCGAGTATCAATCGTAATACCTTCATCACGAGAAATGACAAACTGGGCAGGATTGAGTTTCTCTTCGTCACTCTCTACCTTTTTGTCCTGCCAGAAGTTATACCATGCCATGTTTTTCTCTTTGTTTGCTTACCCAGTTCATTTGCTTTTTCGCAGTAATCAACTGAGGATTTCTACCATAAATGGAGTGCAGCTTCATGTGGTGTGTATGGCACAGAGTAACTGCGTGATCGTAGAGTTCCGCGTGATGTTCAGCAATAAAACGGTCTCTGAATTCGTGGGCTTGGTCAACACTTTCTATTTTAAGTTTGTTTGTTTTTAACCAGCGATTCACTAGCTCAGCGACCGAGTAAAAGTGATGAAAGTCGAGCTCTTCTGTGGCTCCGCAAATCTCACAGGCTGTGCCTTTTGCGTAAGCCGCTTTTGCTTTGTCTCGAATATATTTTACGAAATCTCTTTTTAGCTCAGACATTCGTGTACTCTCATTTCAAAGAAATTGTATCACCAGAGGTAGGTAAAGTCAACAGTTATTTTTGAACAGGTTCATCAGAAACCTGTTTGACTAGTTTCGAACGAGTAAAGAGCGTAACGAAGAGCATCGGCAACGTGCGAGCTTTCATCATGCTTTGGTTTTTCGGTTTGCAGACCCGGTCGGTCGTCCCAACGGTACTGGTCAATGGATCGAAGGGTTTCTTTGCATTCCTGGTGAACGATGAGCCGATCATTGTCAATAATAGAGGAGACATATCCAATTCCATCAATCACTGATTTCTTTGCGTTCGTGCAGCTAATATCATAATTCTGTGCAAAGTCAAATTTAGTCTGCTGAGCCGCGGAGTCAATAAAAACAAAGTCAACCTGATACTTATCTAGTATTTCTTTAATATATTGAGCGTGCTGCTCTGTGGTCCGTTCCGCATGATAATACTCTTCTAGCAAGTAGAATTTTTCAGAGTCCCAGTCGTAAGCGATAACTACCAAGGCGGTGGGATCACGAAAGCCGACGTCGAGCCCAGCGATAATATCCATTCTCGATGTATCCAACTCATCCAAGTTTTGAACACACTCTTCAAAGTTGAAATTCCAGATTTGACCTTCATAAACATTAAAGTCTGCCATATATTCCTGAGCGAATTCTGCTTCGCTCATTGTTCGTTTTGCCTCGTCAATATCTGTTTGAGAAATACGAGGATTGTCTAGGTAAGTTGCTTTGATCGAAACCCATTCGGGAAATTCATCGGAAAAACCACGATAGAAGAACTCTGAGAACCAGTTATTTCGGCCTCGAGGCGTGGAAATAAAGATTGCCTTCGAGTTATCTTTGTCGAGTGTCGGTCTCAATGCAACATTAAATGCATCTCGACCATTTGCTAGTGCAGCTTCGTCAAAAATAATGAGATCATAGCTTCTACCAACGCTGGAATCGACCTGATTAACGGAACCCATTCTCACTGTAGAGCCATTCGTAAGTTCGATCACTTTGTCTTTTGCGTTGTCTTTTGCAACTTCCAGATCAAAGTGCTTAATAAGATTTCGCTGTAGGTCAAAGGAGATCTGAGACAGCGAGTAGTTGGGAGACATGATAAGAATATGACAATTTGGAATCAACGAAATGAGTTGTCCAATGATATTAGCGATATAAGTCTTTCCTTGGCGGCGAGACAGAGCTGCACACACAAATCGATACTTTGGTGAATTGATTGCATTGATAAGAGCCACCTGAGAGGGAATAGGTTCGATACCAAGAAGTTCTAGATAGCCTTCGATGGGCAGTTTAATGAACCTACGAGGATCCTCGCTTTCCACAATGTGGTCAATAATTACGTCTTTTCTACTTACTTCCATATTACACCTATAAGATGCTTCTTCCCCTACTCGAGGTTTACTAGGTCCCTGATTTTTTCAAGTATGAATAGGAAAAGAAGCAATACGTTTAATCTAATAAAGCGTCCAACGGACCTTTTATCCATGTTTCAAAAAACTCCGTTTCCCTTCTGTTTTGTTCCAGCAAGTCATCTTCCAGAAGTTCTTTGCGCTGAGGAGGCATTTGTCTTAGTTGTATGAACTCAGCACTTGAAAATAGTGGTCTCTTGCCTGGATAAGTTCCACGGACTTCATAATAATAATTCATTGGGTCTGAGCGGGAGCCTTCGGGGTCAATAATTTCAAGAGACCCCGAGATAGAGCACCCGCTCAGTAGTGCAATTGGTAATAACCTTACCACTTAACCTTGTCTGCCCAGTAAGCGGCGCTCATTTTGCCTCGTGCAATGTTTCTGGCATGGCGAGCTTTGAAGGATGCTCTCTTCTTTTTCATTGCCTGGCTTTCACCTTTCTTCGGAGCACCCGCCGTTTTGGCACCTTGCTGGCCAAAACGAATAGTTTTTACTTTGTTACCTACTTTTGCAACTACAATATGGGACTTTTTGGGGTGACTAGGAGTACGCTTGGGCTTATTGTAGCTCCGTACGCCTGCACGCTTTAATCTTGGGTCTGCTTTACGAGGCATTATCTTCTCAAAGTTGCCCTGTTAGTACGCTTTGTGTACTTGTAGGACCTTGCAGAGCGACCGGATGCTTTTGCCGCTCGAGCTTTTGCTCTTGCTGCTGGTGACATTGCGTTTCTTTTGCGGCCTTTTGCAGTAAGTTTCTTACCTTTCATAAGACCGGCTTTGTTGAGTAGACCGTACGCGGCAGTCTTGGGGTTCTTGACCCCTTTACCGCGTAGCTGTCGCATAAGGCGAGTTACAATTTTAGCGGGCACGCTTCTTTTTCTTCATAATTGCGCGTTGAAGAGCCATCGGCAGCTTTTTCTGCTTTGCAGTCACCCCCATGGACTTCTTTTTCTTACCGCCGGTGCGCTTTTTACCACCCATCGGCTTCTTTTTACCCATTGAATGTCCGTAATGTCCTGGCATTTACTCTCTCCTAAGCTCCGTCGACAAGAATAATGTCGAACGCACAAGTAACCTGAAAGTTATTGTTAGCTGTTGTAAAACGAATATCAATATCGGATTTTTCGGGAATTCTTAAAGGCACTGGAAAGTCGTAACGATAAGAGTTGTCGTAAAGTTCGGCAATGTGTGCCACTCGAAAACCTCCTTCTCCGAAGATTCGAGCCATCATTTCAATTTGCCCGTCGCCGCCTTTGGAAATAGAAGAGTCTCCGCAAAGAAGATAGCCAGTCTTACCGGCAGGAATTGTATAAATTCCCATCAGAGTTTGTCCACGACCTGCAGCGATCTGGGCTAGTACTGTGGAGGTCCCTGCTTTCTTAGCATTTACTGTTCCTACTACTCCTCCGTTCGATACTCCGTACATACGAAAAACTCGAATAAAACTATTTTGAGTAGTAACATTTGTGGGAGTACCGGCTGTGGCCGTAAGAACAACGATTTCGCGCAGAGAATTATAATTTGCATCCAAGCCCTCAATCGCTACACTTTCCCCGGTGTCGTCATCTGTAGAAGAAATTACATCTAGCTGAGTAGCCGTAGCGAGAGTGTCCCACGGGTATACACCGCCCGCCGTCCACAAAGTCTCCGTTCCTTGATCACAGTCAAAATTTGCACCAAACTTATGAACTACAGAAGCTCCAGGAACAAGCCCTCTTGCAATATTGAGATAGTTCCACTCTACAAAGCTATTTCTTGACACGATTATGTTCCCAAGCTACTTTTTCGGCAAATGCCTTTGCAGCTTCTAACGCAAGTATTGCTGCGTAAGAAAAGTTATTTCCTGCGACGAGGTTTAAATCCGCCATATTCAATTGCTCTTAGTAGACGAACCATTTTACCTGCACTTGCTTTCGATTTGGCTGTCGCTTTTTTCTTGAGTTTCTTTCCACTGCGTTTGTAAACTGTTTTACCTCTTACCACGTACGGCATCTACAAGCTCCAAGACTAAAGACCAGAAAAGTTTGCCGACGAGCATAAAACGAGGATAAACCCACTTAAACTCATGTAACTTCATTTCTGGAACTAAAGCTCGATAAAAGTTATCAATGAATTTGCCTTCGACCTCAAGAACTGCGTGGCCGTTACCATTTTTAGTTTTGACAAACCACATCTTGTAGTACCCAGTCATCCAACGCCAAAAGAAAGTTTTCCAGTTTTCGGAGTGTAGATAGGTGATTGTGAGCGCATAATCTTCACAATCTCCGGTCATATTGGAACCCATCACTCTCCAACGATCAATAACACCATCTTTCTTATATTTAAACTTAGCGTTTACGGCTTTTATTGCGTCTTGAAGTTCCAAGCTTCACCCTTTCATTTACCAGTGCTTGAGGAATTCGTTTTCCCTCTTTATACAGCTTGGCGATGCGTTTGATAGCGGAAGCAAGTCGTACTCGATCACCTCCCTTTACACCGCTAAGATACTTTTTTGGAATTTTACTTTTTGCGTCTTTTGGTACGCGTCTTTTTCTTTGCGGCACTTTTGCGTCTCGTACGACGAAGATCTAGGTCGTGCTTGCGAGAGCCTCGCAAAAATGAATTCACACGAGCATAAGCCCATCTCTGCATTGTCATGCCTGGACGAGACCCACTCGAAAGAAAGGCACCTTGTCCACGACTAAAAACTTTTACCAGTTGTGCGGTCGTGTACTTGGTGCCTTTTGCTTTTTGTGCGAGTGTCTTTCGTACAGTCGCGGAGACAGCCATTAGCCTCTCCGAAGAGTCCGTGTGCGACGACGGCGACGAGCTGGTGCAGCACCAATGCCCCGTACAGAGGTTTTAAAGCTGGCCGTCCGAGGAGTTGCTGCTTTTGTAGTGCGAGTGTTTCTACGAATCCCGGTCGTTCCCGTCGAACTCACCGAGGTCACTGCTGTCCCCGCTGCTCGGTTCATCTCCCGAGAGAGACCCCGCCCCTGCGTGTGTTTCGGTAGTTTCAGAGAGACGTGCGGACGAGGTACCCCCGTCAGAACTCCGCCAGTTCGTGTTGCCATTGTATTCTCCTAAGAAAGCTTCAGCTTCCTCCTTTGTAGGAAATCTGTATTGACGGTCAGTTGTAACACGCCAGTATCCTCTACGATAAATCATTTTCTTTTCACCAGTAATTCGACTTGTGCATTCATACGAGCAACGTCGACTTGAAGCTGGTTTACTTTTTCAAGCATTACCTCTTGCTTGTTAAGAGCTTCTTCATGAGCCTCTACTTTTTCGGAAAGCGCAGAGGCCCACCAAATTACAGCAGCAAACTCCATAGTAAAGCCTAAAAGTAGACTAAGACTTAATTTCTCCATTTAGAAGTTTTTCCATCAACTTACCATAGTTGCCTTGTCCAAATGGAGTTTCGTTAATCTGGACATTAGTCTGATTTTTGATCGTAGTCTGCTGCTGCTGCATTTTTAGCTCATCTTGCCGCATCTTGTGTGCAAGCGAGATAAGGTCTACAAGATCTTTACTGGTGTACATATCGGATTCTTGGGCTTCTTCGAACTTCTTATCAATAATTTCATCAAGAAGATTGCCAAGCCGAAACCGATTACGATACCCCATGTCCAGATAGACTTGATCGATGTACGAGCGAACTTCTCGACGATCTAGAATCTCTGCTGCTTTCTCAGGAGCAATCGCAAGAGCCGAGGCAGCCTCTTTTAGCGACCCAAACGATAAATATGCGTTGGCCAGCTCGAGACCTTCGGGTGAAATTGTAGGTAGCTTGTTCATGGTTCCTATTTTATTCTGTTATGTGGCCCAGGTCAAGTAATATTTTTGGGTAGGTTTGGCCCGACTATAGTACTTTTGCTCGTGCCCACGCGTTGCACTGATGAATGGCGGAAACTCGCAGAAGAGGTTGAGGGCCAACAGATTTCATACACTCTTCTCTCAGATAACGAATTTGAGCCTGCTGCGCTTCTTCAAGAGAAGAAGTCGAAGCGCACCCGCCGAGAAGAAAAATAATTAGGTATCTAGCCATCAGATAAAGGGTTATCCAGCGCTTTTTGTAGGGTATCTCTTAAATCCGCATCGAGTTTTTGCATCTTAGAATCAATGCGGTCCTCTGTTTCTCTCATAGTATCCCGAACATCTTTTTCAGATTCTCGAGAAAGGTCTGATACTTCTCTTAGTCTACGATCAATCTCGTCTTGTACATCTTTCATTCGACGACTGGTATCCTCCGTAACGGTTTCAATACGAAGAATATCATCTCTTAGACTATTTTTAATATCTCTTGTGTAATCAATGGCATCATCAAGCTTTCTTTCTATTGCGACATTTCTGCTTTCGACTGCTTCAATATCAAGCACTCCTAGTTTCTCTGCCATTTCTTGAAATGCTTTGTAAGACTCAAAACCTGCGTAAAGTGTACCGAGTAAAGACCCCACCAAAGCAAGTGCTGCCCCGATGGTCGTGGGCGTTACTGCAATGCCCGCTATAGTAAATTTTGTGTTTTTAAAATTTTCTACACTTTCTTCTACTCTCTCTAACCCGTCCCCCAGGTCTTTCATGTCAGTTCTCGAACTTGAGGTTGTTCAGAGCGTTTATTTCCGCTCGCAACTTCTGCACCTCCAATCGTCGTCTTTCCAGTTCAAGCTGGTAAAGAATATTACAGTTGAGTCTCTCGGCGGGTGCTCCAATCGGAATCGTTATCTTACCATATACACCCACATCTTTCATCTGCTCGTTTGTCACTACGGGATCAACAAAGGTATTTCCAAACTGGTTGCCTTGATTAATGATTCCCACTACTCCAAACTCAACATTCGTGGCAGAGCCGATAGCACTGGAACAGTCCAGGTCACCCGCACGAAATCTGTCAGTTTGAAAACTCTGCTGACTTTGAGGAATTGCCAGATTTAAAGAGCTACTCTGAGCAAATACATTCAAAGGCAGAAGAAGTAGAAGTAGTCTTTTCATTTTACCTTCGAGCAAATCTTAGAAGAAATTACAGTACCTTTTGCCCCGCGCAGAATCTTGGACATTGAACAAATATACATTACTCGTGTTGAATCAATCTCTCTTATATAAATGTCAATTCTTTTACGACTCAAATGCGGTATTTTTACAATTCGTTCTGCCGTTGCAAAAGGTACTGGTAGCCAGTCTGCGTCATACACATCAAACTGGTAGTATTCAATCTCTCGTCGACTGTTAAACAGTTCCATACGAGTTTGCAGTATGCCGGGCATATAGGACGGCAAAAGCTGCGGATAGGTAGGAGTAAACTGATGCGCGCTAGCGCTCGAAGCGATTAAAGCGCAACACACTCCGCGTTTACAATCGCGGTATATTCGCCGCCAGGAAACGCCTTGTCTGCTCCATAGTCTGCTTGTGAACTTACTCCAAACCATACTGTACCTGCTACTGTTAAGTCAAATTCTGACACATTGTTATAAGTACGCTTATTCGTGTCATAATCTGCCTGAAGAGGATCTGTTACTTCTGCAACGCTCACCGACCCCGTCCAGTTTACAACGTCATTCAATACGGGGCTGGAAGAGAATCCTTCCGGTGTGGAAATTACAGCCTTGTAGAAGTTCGCACTAATTACATCGAACCGAATCACAGGCTCCACACCACCGTCTGCCGCCGTAGTGCTCAAGCGACTGGGAGTCGGGTTTCCATACACACCAGAAGTATCCGTTACAATTACACATTTAGAAGCGACCGTTCCCATGATGGGTGTCTCTTCCGCCAGCACAGGCCCCGCTAACAACAAGGCCAAAGCCAACTTTTTCATTTATTTCTCCTCATATTGTGCGTTTACCATCTCCGAATGTAAACGCTGCTGGGCAAAGCCCATTCGACGTCCTCTTTTGTTGTCAGAAATGTCCTTCCCAGGAAGAAAAGAGTCTTGTATATCTCCACCCTCGAGAGCAACATAGTAGCTAGTAGGAACAATGTCCAGTGCAAAAAATTGCGCTGCGAGAGTGGCTTGAGCAACCGCGTTCGACCCCGCTTCTCTTGCTCTCTCCGTTCGTTTCTGCATCATCTGGCGACGTTCTAAATCTTCTTGATCTTCGTCTCGCAGAGTTGCATTCTCTAATTCGTAACTCGGAATTTCAACCGTGGGCGCTGATGGAACGAAGTTGGGGCATCCGAGAGTTGGCTCCGCACAAGGATCATACTGATAAGTATAAACGATGCTCGGGTTGAACACTGTGCCGAACCCGTCCGTAGTCAAAGCACCCGAAGCCATATTCTCCCCAAGCAGATTCAAAGGTGCGCCTCTTACAATATTATTTCCCGGTAGACCCGTCCAGTTGTCTGTAAAAGTAAAAAGTCGCGAACCGGCTACGGAGTTCTGCTCAATGTTCACGAAAAATGGATCTGCTGCGTTCTTGTCTACGGAGTAACGCCAAGCAATTCCATTTACCACGAGTCCAGTTTCGGCTGGCAACACGTTCTGCATATTCCAGGTGCGTCCCTGAGCGACGACATTCGGCGTGCTTTCGAAGACCTCAGATTGCGAGTAGCAAGGCGAGCAAGCTAGCAATCCCAATACCACCCAGTGCTGTCTTTTTATCATTCGACATTTCCTTCTGAGGTTGTTCCGCTTCATTCGCAAGCCAAGCTGCCTTCGCTTCGGGGCCGATGAGACCGTCATAAGGACAGGGAGTTCCGGCGTTCATC